ACGAATACAGCGGAAAAACCACGCTGCACAGCATGGTATACGGGATTAAACCTATTGAAAAAAATGACGGCGAGCTGCTGTTAGCAAAGATTATCAAGTAATTATTACATAATAAGAACCCCTCATATGAGGGGTTCTTATTTTATACTGTTGCAGTTTCGTCACTAGTTTCATCGCTTTAAGTGATATCTGTAGCAACAGTACCGTTAACATAGTTTTGCGTGCCGAGCCACTGCAAAATAATACCGCAACCAAACAGTGCCGGAGAGATATTAAAATCATTCAGAGCAACAGCCAAAGGATGTTCAGAACTGTAATTTGTCATAAGAGTTCCTAAAATATACTGTTTACCGATGTTATCACCACTCACACATGTCATTACAATTGGGATACTATTAGAAACACCGAACGTAATATAAAAATTATAGGTATTAATAATGTACTGGATTCCGCCTCCTTGATAGCGTCCACTCATCGACATGACTCCGTATGTGCGTTCACTCATTAAAGCTTCCCCCGCCTGGTCCAGATAAATCAAATCATTGGCTGAAGCAAAAGGCATTTGATTATAATAGATAGCACCCGGTAGATTATCAGGGACCGCTGACACCGTTGTCCACATGAGTCCATCCGTGCCGCTACGTGTCAAAACTTGACCATTTGAACCGCCATCAGGTACACCAGTAATATCACTATCGCCGCCTTTTTGGTCTACCCACTGCAAACTATCATCGCCGCTGCGTGCTAGAACTTGCCCGTCTGTACCGCCGTCGGGGAGTTTTGCGCCAGCATTTTCGTCGACATACTCTTTATTTACTAAATGAGAGTCCTCGGTTGGAGAGGCTTCACATTTAGGCGGTGAATATGTGTTACCATCGGCATTATAAACTTGAAAATATATGTCATTATCTGAAAATATAGTAGACCTGTCATAGGAGGTTGATATTCTAAAGGAATTGCTTTTCGCATCACTGTTTTTATATTGTGCACCCGCTGAAAGTTCTAATTTTGACTCATAATCGGTTGCTAATAGTTGTAAGTTGGAATGAGAAAAATATCGTTCTTCATTATTATCCCTATTTAAGTATCCTAAATATATTGAACTAGATGAACTATCGGGGGATGTGCTACACTTTATATTGTTTTCACTCCTGTAAAGAGAGTCTTGTGTTTTAAGTCTATAGCTTCTCTGTTCAATATATGTATTTGTTATTGTGTTATTATTTCTTAATATTTGAGTGCTATTATCTGGGTCTTCTCTAACATATTCCTGTGTTACCTTTGCATCCTCATACATCGCACCTCCCGCCAGGGGCAAATAATCGCCCTCACTGCTAGAGCTGTCAGTCCATTCTACATCATAATCTTTATCGGATTTCTTTGTCAACACTTGCTCAGCCATTCCACCAGCCGGAATACCTTTTGTATTTTCCAAAGTTTGATAGATATCATTGATTGCGTTGCTGTTTTTGTTATTGTCAGAAATCAAATCTGTGATTTTATTGCCCAATTCCGCAACTTTATCCACCAATTCTTTGACCTTTTTCAACAGCCAATCGAGGTTAAGGTCATGGAAATTAGTGTAAGGAAAATGCTCAAACAAGTTCATATTTATACCTCCTTAATATACAAGCAAGCAAAACCGCTTCTTAAAATCGTCTGTAATGTAGTCAATAATGTTAAAAGTTGCGACTTCACGCTCTTTCATCAACATATCTTGATTAGTAGTTACACCGATATTACCATAAGAATGTTCTGTGTGATTTGTATCACTATCGTGGTCTGTCGTACTATCGTGCGTTAATGTTCCCGAATTAGAAATTTTAGTGGTGTTCCCCTGTGCATCATCATGTTCTGTTTTTGCATTATTAACTAACGGGTCAGAGTTAAAAGCCGCTGTATAATCGTTTTCTGTTCCTTTATCCGTCATAGTGCTTTCACTGTCGCTCGTATCTGCGTTGCTATCTAAGCTATTTGTCGCTGTTTTCAATTTATTAGTTGTTTCCCATGTAGAAGTTCTATTATAATTTTCGAGGGGGTCATACTCAATAGTTGTAGTTTTATACATTTTAGTCCAAACAGGCATTTGCTTAGCACTCCAAGTACCTATAGCTAACTTCATAAAATCGGGGTCTGTATATAATACTTCAAGCTCAGCTGTTTCCATTAGGAGATTATCCCGCACTAAAACGGGGTTAATGCCATCCGGTAGTACAAGATTTTCAAATAATGTACTATCATAATTATACAGACCTAGTAGACTCATCGTCGACCGCATTGTCATCATCCTCCGTTTCTTGTGGATTTACACGCCATTCTGCAGTGATATTTGTACCAAACATTTTATTGGTCTTCTCTAAACTCTCTTTAATATTCTCCAACCACATATCACATTTAGTAAATGTTTCAACGTTATTGGAGTTTACCTCATCAGTAATTAACCGCTCACGCTTTGTTGTGTTACTATTAGGTATGCCAATTTCTGTATCAAACATATTTTCAAGCGTTCTAAGGTCGTTCAAAATATCACCAGCAATGTAATTTTGTCCAACATTTTGTGCGAATGCTTCCCAATTATTATTGCCCGCTTCATCCTTTAAATGTTTATCCTGCACTACACACGGCTCGCCGCTTGCAACTCTATCATATAATTTTTTAAAACTTTCTGCACTAGCTTTATCTGTAGCAGTAAATACATATGATAGTTTACTGTTGACTAGATTGACCCCAGCACTTTCCGCACACAACGCCATCATGTCACCATAGTATCCCACAATGTCCATAATACCACTATAATCGGGCTGCAATTTAATGATAGTGCATTGCTTATCAATCCTTAACTCTTTCATACCAGATAGTAAAGGATTAGTAATTACCGCTGTTGTGGGCCGATAGAAGACATCATAACCACGTAAACCGCAACCCTGCGGGATTACACCGAACTTATTTGTATTAATAACAGAAATATATCCCCAACAGTATAACACATATAAGAAATAATCCTTGCTCCATGTTTCGGGGAATGTCCATTTAAAAACAGAAATTGCACGTTGTAATAGATATTTTTGGAAAAATCTTGATAGTCCTGTGTTCTTCACGTGGACTGTTGACGGGGTCACTACGCTGTTGCACGTGTTAACATGGTCATAATAAAATGGGGCACCACTTCCAACACCGTCCATTATATCGCCTCCTATTCATATAAAAATCCGCTGTTTAGGGTTGCTTTAATAGTTGAATTTTCTGTTGCTGTACCACTTGTATTTATAGTGCAATCCTGTGTTTGAACGAAACCAGACAACGTGGAAATCTGAACTTTTTGAGCTAAAGGTCTTCCTAAGTGGTGAATATCTTCATCTACAATAGTGAAAAATCTACCAATAAGTTGAATATCTAGCTCATAACAAGCACTACAACCGTTAGAACCCGAGGCCTCAAGAGTTGCTGTAGCCGCTAAAACTCCATCTCCAATGCCTGAAAAAACTTCCCCCGTGATACCGATAGAACCTTTGGCGATGTTATATAGGCTTTCTGTGCTTCCAGTCAATGCTCCAATAATAGGTCCAAAATTACCCACCATGAATGCATCAGACAAAATTTCTCCGGCATTTTCTTTAATTGTTTGACCGAATTGTTTAACAGAATTTTTGATACTACTCCACGTATTTGTTGCTCCTGCAATGGCACCACCTACAGCGGATTGCGCTCCGGTCAATGCTCCTGTTACATTTGTTGCAATCTGTGCGATTTGTACGGGGATACCTATGTTACCACCTACTTGTTTAATCATATTTCCTACAGAATTATTTACAGTAAGATATGCGCCTCCAGTTGAAAAATCAATCTTGATTTCACATGATATAGTAGAACTATTATAAAGATATGTGCTATCTAGCTCCATAATACCAAAAGGCCAACAAGCTAAAACATAACTAGAATACGGTGATGTGTTTAGATATGCGCCTCTACTTGACGCTTGTGGATGTTTCGGGACTGTTAAAGTAAAATTTAATTCTCTTATAAAATCGTCTGGTAGACGATAGCAGCCGACTCCAGTGATTTGCCACCATCCAATAGGCAATTCTGTAAGCACTTCCCAGTCAGACACATCCCACAATTTTACGGGTAAAAACGGATACCATGTAACAGTTGCAATATATTGCAGAGGGTTAAAAGACATTTTTGTGATTGCATCCTCTGTTACCCAGTTACTACTATCCAATAATTTTGACTGAAATTTCTTATATTGAGATTTTGTCATTAAATAGCAGCTTATACCACCTGCAGTATTTTCGTCTGTATTGAACACTCCAACAACATAAAAGCCGCCTTCAGTGATACCGCCAACGAATGGGTTTGAGCTGTCTGTATAAGATAAAACAGTCTTTTTTATTGTACAATTAGCCTTTGTAGGATATACAGTATCTACAATATTTCCGTCGCTTTTGCTTTCAGCCCGCACAACATATTCTGTAGCAGCTCCAATTTCGTCTTTAAAAGACGCTAAAACATCAACAGATAAAGAGCCATACCACAAGCCGTTTTGAAATGTCCAGTTAGAAATGAAATAATATCTCTTAAAATCTTCAATATATGCATAATTATAATTATACACATTTGCAATTCCAGTAATTGAAATTGTAGGAGATATAATGCTACAAGGTTCTTTCAGTAAGCATGTGGTAGTAATTCCTTCATCTGTGGGGCGTTTTGTTGATACAACATCCTTAGAAAAATTGTAAAATTTAACGGGAATGCCCATTGTTTCACCTCCTAAAAGAGGGGGATATAATCCCCCTCATTAGTCTTAATCCAGAAGCAACAACACACCATTTTCGGTGAAATCGTTCCAATATCTGTCTGTGAAATGCCAGAAAATGTTAGAATATCCGCCACGTGCGTTAAATGGGGTGGGAGAACTCCACTCGTTTACGGTAGTATATCCGACGGCCTCTTCATCAAAAATAACGCCGAAAATGTTAGAAACGGCAACATTTGTGTCAGGCGTGACAATCTTTCCCGTATTATCAATGTAAGACGGGGTGACATTAATGCCGCTAGGAGTGTCAATGGACTGCCAATAATTCACCCGCTCATGGTCTGCGAGCTTCAAGAATTGGTCATTATACACGCTGGACAAAACGCTAGTTTCCACATTATTAAGTTCTGGAGCGTACATATAAATCTTTTGCTTAGTCAGAGGAGTATGACGCTGAATCTCTTTATCAGTGATATTGATATGATACTTAACACTACGCTCAGTCATATAATCGGAAATTGTACGAATACGAGCAAATGCCCACTTGATAAAGGGAATAAAATTCTCGGGTTTCTTCACCGTGTCGGTGTCCAGAGCAAGACCCGTAACGTCATTATACTCAGTAACAAGGTGTATAACGTTATCAGCATCGCCCTTATACTTGCCTCCGATAAAGTTAGCAAGAGTTGCACGGGCCGTATTTTCGTGAGCCTGCTCAATCATGTCAGTAGAATTCTGCATCACCATAGACAGAAAACGCTGGAATTCATCTGGAGTTTTGAATGCAGAGTCGAGCTGGTCACGGAAAATAGTTAGGGATTTTTGATATGTATTTGCACCATAGAAGTTAGTTTGCAGAACCTTAGGCTTCTTAACTGCATACATATCGACAGATTGTCCATCAGTAAGATTTAGACGGCTGTCCGTTTCGAAATCAATATCACTGGCCTGCAGCTTTCTGACATGATTTCCATAACGCTGTTGAGAAACGCTAAGACCCTTAAACTTGCGATTATAGGGGCGTACACTAAAAATAGTTTTAGATAAAACCTGTGAAATAGCCTGCAGAACGGGGTCATAACCCGTCTGAAGCAGAGTTGTTCCAACACTGACAAAGTCGTTAGTGTTGGTAATTTGAATGTTTTGCTGTCCTGTGGCTTGCTTTACAATAGAATTAAGGACTGTAGACAAGTCATTAAAGGACATTTCATTAACACTAGCCATTATTTCTTCCTCCTTATTACTTATTATTTGTGGGTGGGTTAATGATACTTGCTAAAATATCGTCAACCGTACTAGGCTGCGGTTGATTGCTATTTGCAATCCCATTAGCCTGGATTGCATTTGTAAGAGTGTCCAGACGCTGCATAATCTCGGAAAAATCCATAGCCTGTGGAGGCGTGGCGGGCTTTTCCTCAACTGCAGGAGCTGGAGCTGGACTAGTAGGCGGGGTTTGTGGCTGAACTTCAGGAGCGGTATTGCTAAGCTGCGAAATCTGTTCTGCAGTAAATCCAGCCTTTGCCAGCGTCAAAATATCTTCGATTTTCATGTTATTATCCTCCAATTATTTTGTATAATTTAATGATATCCAGCCCAATCCGCTTTTCAGCTTTCCCCATTTACCATCGCTAGAAACCTCTACAATAGTATACACACCTTTATCCCGGATAGTGCCGGTCACTTTGTAACTTGTAGAAGGACCTTCACGAATGTTCAATACAGAAGCTGTAACACGGACTGTATATGGTACTGTTTTAACGCTATTTGTTGATGTTTCCTCAGTATTTTCAACTCCTAGCTTTTTGTTGACTGTTTCGGCGATTTCATAATGCTTATTATATAAATAATCTCCGGGGCATGCTTTATTAGCAAACCATCTATGTACAGTCATATTTTGCTTATCTACTTGACCAATTAAACTCTTGTCAGCTTTCCAGAGAAGTTTTTTGATATTATTTCTCTTGCAAATATCAACTAAAAGTTCAATTAGTGCATTATAAGCGGCGTCTGTCACCTTATATGGACTAGTAGAATCACTGGCAACCTCAATAGTAATAGCTCTATTGTCATTACTACGTGAGCTTGTACACCATGAGCGGTTAGCTTCATCAACTCCTAGGCCAATACTACCATCTTTACCAACAATATAATTGCAAGACGCTCCGGAGTTTGCATCATATGTAGTAAATCTAGAAATACTTAAACCTTGTTTTGCTGTTACTTGACCAACAAAACAATGGATTGAAATTGTATCAATTTCGTGATTTCTAGGCTTTGTGCAGTTAGGCGACAAAATTTTAACAGTTGCTAAAGAGCTATTGCTCATAGCCAGAGCCTCCAATCTTTGCTAAAATTTTTTCCATTACACGGGTATTATTATCAATGCTTTCTTTCATATTTGCCATTTCCTCTTTATGTGCATCCCGTTCCTTGTTCCACATGTAGAACATCGCAATAGTACATGCAATAGGAAATCCACAACTTGAAATCAAATTTGTCAGTTCTGTCAGCTCCATTATTTTTCACCTCCTATAAGCAATAAGGGGGCGTTAATGCTATGTGCAATAGCGTGGTCGCTCTTCCGGAGCTGCACTTGACCCCGCCCCCTTATAATATTATTATACTCTTACTGGAGCACAATGTCAAGCATTTTTTATATATTTTAAAAATAAACTTTCACATAGGTACTCCTCAAACTCAATAATACCAGAATAATACGCCATTCTCAGCCAATTATAGCTAAAATTAAAACGCTTTAATGCCGCTTCAGTGCTGCTATATTTAGGAGGCGAACCTGTTTCATGCGTGGATACATATAACTTTCCGCCGTTCTTGTGCTTGTATATAGTTATCTCTCCAACTGTTACTATTGGCTTATATTCGTTTAGAGGTCTGCTAACTATTTTCTCATTATCGACACCTAAGAAATCATTATCAAGTGACATTTCGGTGAATTCACTTCCCTCAGTCAGTTTATATAATGCCGTATCCCTCTTTTCTTGTGATATTGGCGACCTATTTAACAAGAAAATACCATAGCCTTTATCTTTGTTAATTGACACTTCTTGTCCTTTTTTACGCATATTATCAGCTTTTCTCACCATCCCTAGCTCCATAAAAATGGGGTTTGCTAGGTCATTTGCGTTAGCTAAACATAAAACCTGTAGGGGTTTTTCTCCATTTAACTCTCTATTACGGTTCATAGTTTCATAAGCATTTAAAAATGCCGCACCTTCATTTTTAATAGGACGTTCATGACGTTCGGGTATAAACTCATCAAAAATTAACAGCTCTATATCACTAGCATCAAAACCCCGAATATTTGACACGGTAGACAGCGCACACGTGTAGCCTATTGCATTTCCTGCGGGCTTTCCTTCATTGTCTGCAAGGTAAAACCCGCTATTATATTTAGAAATAGGCTTTGTTACAATGTTGATATTTAGGTCTGTATTTAGCTTCTTAAACGGTGAAAATTCGGGCTTATTAATCATGTCAGCTTGCGCCTGTGTACGCCTCATTAACATAAAACGGATATTTTTGTCAATAACATTTTTCAATGCTCCATAAGTTTTACCAGTTCCACGACCTCCTACAATAAAATTAAAAGGTAGCCCTAACCGTCTTATAGCATCAATATCTAAATATCCGTTATCAAGATATATGTTCATATTTTAACCTCCAATAGATATAGGAAAAGCCCCAGCTATTGCCGAGGCCCTCCATAAAGCAGATATATGTCTTATTAGTTAATCAGAATACACACACGTGATGTATGTGCGTCCCGCTTTACTTGTTCCTGTTGCAACCTCAATAGCGGGGACTGTTTCACCAGCCGCTGCAAACACGTCAATCATCTCGAAAAATGTGCGGATAAACGTGCTGGAATTTGTTGCATAGACCTCATTATCAGGCGTAGAAATCGCCAAAACGGTCTGTTCCTTGTCGTTATTAGTGTCTTTGTAGAGGGCATAATTCTGAATTTCGACGACCGTACCGACTGCGTCCTTCATTTTCTGGATTTTAGGGGACATAGTGAGGAAATAAAGCTCCTTTGCGGTCAATTCCTTGTTAGTCTTAATGATTTCCATGATTAAAATCTCCTTTATAATTATAATTTTCAGTAGGTTGTCCCTTACTGTACTTATATTATAGCATATGGGCGGGAGTTTGTCAACAGTTTTTG